TTGGCGCTTGCAGCTTGACGCTTGAAGCTTGTAGCTCGGTCCTTGGTCCTCGAGCCATCGCGCATGCTGCAGGAAGACTCGGGCCATTGCTGGCCCTGGTCGTCTACTCATTTTGTCCGGGCTCCGTCATTGTTTTTATCCGGACCTTTACCAGGGTCACTGGCTTGCGAAGCGATTTCTATCATCTTGTTATTGACGCCACCTTTGTGGAGAAATAATTTAAACTGTGTTTCTTTTTTCTCTTCACAATTTAATAACCAATTCAAAACTTTGTCCTGCTGCTCTGCTTCTAAGTCTTCAAACTTTAATATTACTTTTGTTATCATATCTTTCTCACTTTCTAAATGCATCCTATACTATCCCGTACCAGCTGTCAAGCATTGCTTGCTGCTTGAGGCTTGCGGCTCAACTCCCTCCTTCTTTAGAATGATTTTTAGAATCATTCTAAAGTGGCATTATTAGCAGGACCATCCCAGTGAAGAGCCCGGTGACAATTGTTTACCGCCTAGGCAGGGCTCATATAAAATGGTCCAGCAAATAATGATCAGTCACTATGCTACGCGGGGCCGGTGCTTGCACTTATTAACCGTCTTAGAAGAGGCCACCTCCGAAAGCTCAACCCGTGTTCTAGTGTTTATTCTCACAGTCATTAATGACTGATCCCAGGTCCTAACTCAACAACTAGTATCATAGGTTAGGACCAGGGATCAGTACTAATCCCAGATCCATCAGTATTAGCCGGAAACCGTCTAGAACTCCGGAGGTGTTACTCCCCAATGGATCAGGGATCAGTAGCAAGGAAGTAGGTCTAGTAAAACCTTGCTATAATCCTACCATCTTTTGCCGGTGATGGTCCCGTTAAGTTTTATTGTTTTGTTTCAGCGATAAAACTTCAAATGAGGCTGAGTATCAAATATAGTCCTTGACAATCCTATTGTCAAGTGCTAATTTACATTTATGCAAAATAAAAAAATAGAAAGGAAACAAATGAGTAAAATACGAATGAATACCGAATTTAGAAATAAGATTTTAAATAGGTATGTTGAACACGCAGAAACAGAAACAACACAAGAGCAACAAGGATTTCTTCAAGCGAGAGAAAAAGTTGACGAGGTTTATCCTTTAGCTTTTGAAGTTGCACAAAAAGTTGTATCACGAGCATATCCAACAGAAGATGTTTTGACTTGTAAATCTCTAAAGAAAAAATATGGACAACCTTTAGATGTTGTTGCAAAAGATAAATGTTTTTATTTTTCTTATGCAAAAGACAAAAATGAAATAGACCAAGATGAAGAAAGGAACGAGGCAAATGATACTGTTTCCGAACATTTTGATTTTGGTTTATTTGGTAGTGTTGGCAATAGTGAGTATAGTAGAGGCGAAACAGGAAAACAATTTGCTTATGCTTATAAAAGAGAAGAACTAAAAGCAAAAGAGTGTAATCCAGATATACTTGCACAACAAAATGGCAAAGATGATAACCCACATAAAACTAAACACATTGACGCAAATGATAAGGCACTTGGATATAGTGGTAGATATTCAAGTTATAATTCTGATGATGACAACCATATTGGAATGACAAGAGAGTTTGATAGTCAATTCTATTTAGATATTATTGGAACTAGCCATTGTCGTTCAAGAACTATTGCTTGTAGTAAAGATGAGTTTCAAGTTTTTCAAATGTTGAAACAAGCAAAAGCAAATGTCATCACTTGTCATCAAAAATGGATTGATAGTATTGAAAAACAAAAACAAGCTATGAAAACAGGATTAAAGGCTTACAGGTATTTATCTGAGGGTGTTGAGTTAATGAAAGAACTTGGCATTGAAATTGATGAGGCAGAACTTGTAAGATGTAATTCAACAGGACTTACAATTTATAATCCTGTTAATTTGGCTAGTATGATTAAAGGCATGAAGAATACAACCATGACAAGAGAGCAGAAAATAGCAATCAGAAAGGAATACGAGGCACAAAATAAAGTAAATTAAGGGTTGACAATGTAAGGGATATCCCATAATATCCCTTACATACAAATAGAAAGGTATAATATGGAAAACAACAAACAATTTACAATAACTTATTATTCTAATAAGGATAAGAAACACATAACTCGTTTAGGTAAATGGTGTGAGGGTTGCAGATATTGGACATCATCAAAAGGCAAAGCAATATTCACATACTTTGATATGGACGCAGATAATTTCAGAAACGCAACAACAACATGGAAAGTGAGGTTTTAATGGAAACAGATATAATCTGGATTTTATTATTTATAGGTTATGCAATCGGATTTGTTATAATTGCATACTTTGGAATAACAGGAACTAATGACATTATTAATTCTAAGAATGAGCAATACAGACAAGAGCAATTAACAAAATCTTTTGAAAGGAATAAAAATAATGACTAGTTTTGAATTTTACTGTTGCATTGGTTTCTTTGGTTTAATTATGGGATTGGTGGTAGTAGCATGACAGAACTAACACCAGAACATTTTGAACTTCATGATAGTAACAAAGACGCAATGTTGCAACGCAACAAGCTGAAGTTTCTAGAAGATAGAATCGCGACACTAGAAAAATCTGTTGGAAGTTTAAATAAATTAACTGCTGAAATATGGAAACATTTAGAGGGGGATAACAATGCCTAATAAACATTTTTGTCAAGGACCACATTGCCACGAACAAACTACATCAGATAGGTTTTTAAAATCAAGAGGCGTGGTCCGAGGAAGATACGCATATGCTAGTTTAGATAGTAATTGGCATTATGGTAGTGGCGATAAATTCTTTTGCTCTCAACGATGTAAGTTTGATTGGCTAGAATTAAATATGCCTAACATTGAACAAGGTCGACCGATAGAGTTTATAAGACATAGACGAGAAACAGGTGGATATGAAAAGAAAACTACCAGCCATACTGATTATTATGGGCATGGTTATAAAAGTAATTCAATTCAAAAAATAGGTATTGACAATAATACTGAGCAATGATAGGATTATCCTATTAACAGAAAGGTAATATGAAAACAATTAATTACAATAACAAAGAATACAAACTTCCGTTTGATGTTGCGTTACCAGATGACCCAACAGCAACAGACACGGTAAAGAATAGATTCGGCGGTGAGTCATGCACATTGCCAGCGTTTGCTATTGCTGTGTATGATGTAATCCTAGGCGCTGAGATGTTAGGAGATTATAAATCAGTAAGACAAGGTCTTGATTGGTTTACTAAGCATTTCACAAACGAATATTATGTTCTGTTAGACTAGCCTACCTTTCTTGCCGTGGCCCTACGGGCCACGGCTCACAGAGCTTATTAATTTTACACACACAATTTACATAATCAATAGAGGTACCAAACCCGATTGGGTTTGTTTTTCTTTTAAATAAGTCGATACCCTTTAAATAAAAAAGGGGTCCCACTACTTCAGGTTGTATTGCTTGATTTAGACAGATAAGGGTGGTAAAAAACATCTTCACTGTTAAAAAGGTGCGAAAAATTTTAAAAAAATTTTTTATGAAACAAAATATAGATATAAATAAATTACCTTCTGAAGTTCGAGCTCAATATAAAAGATTTAAGGTTTTACATGCTGAAAAAAAGATTCAACGAAAAGCAAAAGATGATTTTATGTCCTTTACTAAAGCTGTTTGGCCTGAGTTTATAGAAGGCGCACACCATAGAGTTATTGCTCAAAAATTTAATGACCTTGCAAATAAAAAAATCAATAGACTAATTGTTAATATGCCTCCGCGTCATACGAAATCAGAGTTTGCTTCTTACTTGTTACCAGCATGGATGGTGGGCCGTAATCCAAAATTAAAGATCATTCAAGCAACTCACACAGGAGAACTTGCTGTAAGGTTTGGTCGTAAAGCTAAAACACTAATTGATAGTGAAGAATATTCTAAAATTTTTGAAACAAGTCTTCGAGAAGATAGTCAGGCTGCAGGACGTTGGGAAACTGCTCAAGGTGGTGAATACTTTGCAGCTGGTGTTGGTGGTGCAATCACGGGCCGTGGTGCGGACCTCTTGATTATTGATGATCCACACTCGGAGCAAGATGCAATGTCAGCCAATGCGTTTGACAATGCCTATGAATGGTACACATCAGGACCACGTCAACGTCTTCAACCAGGAGGACAGATAGTTTTAGTTATGACTAGATGGTAAAAAAAAGATTTAACAGGAATATTGTTAGACAATCAGAAAAAAATTAAAGGTGATCAGTGGGAAGTGGTGGAATTTCCGGCGATCATGGACCACGGAGATAAAAAAAGACCGGTTTGGCCCGAATATTGGAACATAAAAGAATTAGAATCGGTAAAAGCAACGTTACCTGCGGGAAAATGGAATGCACAATGGATGCAAGAGCCAACTTCTGAAGAAGGAGCGTTAATAAAACGAGAATGGTGGCGAAAATGGGATAAAGAGTTTTTACCAGACGTTACTTACGTTATTCAAAGCTATGATACTGCATTTTTAAAAAAGGAGACAGCTGATTACAGTGCAATTACTACTTGGGGAATTTTTTATCCCGAAGAAGGAGGTAAACCAAACATAATTTTATTAGATTCAGTAAAAGATCGTTTTGAATTTCCAGAACTTAGACGAACTGCTTTAGAGCAATATAAATATTGGCAACCTGACATGGTTATCGTTGAGCAGAAAGCATCTGGAACTCCATTAACACATGAATTAAGACAAATGGACATTCCAGTGATGACATTTACTCCAAGTCGTGGTAATGATAAGCACGTACGTGTAAATTCTTGTGCTCCGCTGTTTGAGGCCGGTTTAATCTGGGCCCCTAATGAGCGTTTTGCAGAAGAAGTCATTGAGGAATGCGCGTCATTCCCTTTTGGCGATCATGATGACTTAGTCGATTCTATGACTATGGCCATTATGCGATTCAGGCAGGGAGGTTTCCTACCCCATCCAGAAGATTACGAAGACGAAAAACAACCACCTAGGAAGATGGAGTACTACTAAAAATGGCAGGACCAATTGCAGTAAAATTATATGAAGCATTAAAAGGCCTAGGAGTTGATATATCTCAACAACAAGGGTCAAATGTTAAAAGACTTGCTCCTAAAAATAAATCTACAGCAACAAAACCGGGATTATTAGCTAGTGAGCGAGATACAGGTGGAAACTTTGCAACTGTATTAGATATTTTTAAAGACGAAGCAAAATATATTGACTCGATGAACGATGCCGAGCAAATGGCATTTTTAAATAACATAATGGATTACAATGAGTTTGGTGGACCAAAAATTAGAACTACATCAGAATTAAACCAACAAGCTAAAGATTTAGGACTAGAATTTAAAGGTTTAAAAAGTGACACAGAAGATCTTCAATCAGGAATTGAAGGTATTTTAAAAACTGCAAAGACTATGAAAGACGATGCAGAAGCAGGAAAAACCAAAGCTCTTCAAGATTTAGATGATTTTTTTGAAACAGGTGGTCAACCATTTAAGAAAAAAGATGATAAATTTCTTGGTGGTAGTATGCACGAAGAAGGCCAGCTTAGAACTGGTATCAGACAATTTTTACAATCAGAATATAAAAACGGCAGACTTAAATTAAACGACCTAGATAAAGAAAGAATTATGCAATATTCACCAATGAGTGAACACGATCCTATTTTAGTGTTTAAAAGAATTTACGGTGATGAAGCTTATAAAAAAGCTGGATCGTTTCCTGGAGCATTTGAAATAGGTGAAAACTTTAAACACTATGAAGAAATTTTTAGAAACAATATGGGAGAAGATTTATTAAAAGTTAAAAATGAAAAATATGTTGGTGATGGTAAATTAGTTTTAACAGAAATGGAAGAAATTAAAACACCAATTGATGATGACGATGTGCCTTTTGCAAAAGGTGGTCGTGCTAGTTTTGTTGGTGGTAAAATAGTCGACGAACTTGTAGCGATGATTATTAAGAAAGAACCAATGGACGCTATGAAAGAAGTTAATAAAATTATTGGTAAAAAAGGTAAGTATAAAAATTTAACACAAAAAGATATTGATAGAATTGTAGATCAAACTAACGATCACATAT